AACTAGCGTTTACACCTACAGCGGCATAATGCCGATTCCACTCGTCTTCAATTCGTTCTACTTCGGCGGTATATCTTCCAAGAAGTCCAGATATGGCATTTGCGTCTAAAGTCTCTTCAGTTTCGGTATTTTGCTTCACTTCTCCGGTAAAATCAGCCCAATCTAATCCCGTTAATTGTGCCATGAGTGTTCTTCTGCCTTCTGCGCCCTTGGTATCTTCGTATGAGCCGCCAAATATCCAAAATCTGTCCAAATTAACCATTTCATCGGTTTCTGGCATGTCCCTAATCGCTTCTTTCTGATTTTCTGCTGCCCAAACTCTAACTCTATCAGCTAATCCGGGGATACCTGCGCCATATATGCGTTCTTCGGGTACTGCTAGCTCTGTGCCGTCGTCCCAGCGCTTAGGCTTGTCAGTGTCGTAATACCGCATTTGGCGCAGTCTGGTGCGACTTATGGGCTCTATATCGAATCCGGCGCCGCCATCTCTATTATCGTCGGCAAATATCTCGCCTTCTTGAATTTCTTGCTCTGCGCTATCAATATTACTTGTATTTGTCTTGTAAAGTAGATCTTCTGTCTCTACGACGTACGCTAGCGCACCATGACCCATTGCTTCCGCCACTGCACACTTATAATACTCATTTGTGCCTCCAGATCGGCTTGGTGGAGAGTGACAAGAGGTAATCTTCTCAAAATCGCTCATTCTCATCACATCTATGGGATGCCGAGTGATAATAATGGAATATTTGTCATTATCGAGCTTATTTATTTCTTTTTTGATATATCCGGCGTTTGTTTGCCAATATTTCGCCATTTTAGTCGCTAAATTGGTCAGAGCGTAGCTGGCCGGCCCAGCAACGCCCGGATTTGGGATATATAAGCCAATTTGATTAGATATTCGGTCGTAATCTTCAAATTCTTTTTCATCAAGTGCAGCACCAAGCATTTTTGCCTTAATTTTCCATGGTTTGTCTATTTTGCCGTACGCACCGATATAATTCATTTTATCCATGTGATCATACACTTTTTGATACAAAGCATCCCTTTTTGAACTCAAATCAGCCACTTTTGCGAAGTATTTGCCGATTTTCATCTGAATTTTCTTCTTTTTGGGCGTCGGTTCGGGTCCGGACATCATCCCAATCAGATCATTCAACAAATCATCGGATGTTCTTACATCGCGCTCTGCTGAAACCAATCCTTTTTCCCAATCTACGTCAAAATCTTGCTTTTTAAAGAATTCTCCGAACCTTCCAAGCTCCGTAGAGTTATCCATCGTCGGAAAGTCGATAACTTTGCGCATTTCGCCGTCAAAAAGCTTATTAAACGCCAAATCATCGCCTTTTATGTCATCCAAGATGTCATCTAGAACTTCTAATTCGATTTCATCGAGTTCCCGGAGCAATTTTTCGGGTTTTTTGGTGGAAATATCGAAATTTTCCAATAATTGTGCTGTTTTTAACAGAATTTGTTCGTCATTTAGCATTTTTAGACATATCCAAGACTTTCTCCAATAAATAGATCGGAATTTCGGTATTGTCTATGTCTTTTATCTCCCCTATGGTAGCCCACTTATAAGCATCATGCTCAACAAGCCCTGTTTCTGGGTTTGGAATGTCGACATCTACATCACCGGACCATTCTTTTGCCCAAAAATAGAATTTATCGGGTTTTGCTTCTTCTAAAAATACTAAATTGGCTCGAGAACAAGTAAGATTTGTCTCTTCTTCCAACTCGCGAAGGGCGCCCGCTTCGATACTCTTGTCCTTATCATCTATATGACCCCCGGGTATGGTCCACTGACCTTCCCTTTCGTCAATATTAGAGCGCCTGATGATCAGAAAGTTATCATTATCATCAACACACACGACTATCCCGGCTGTTTCCGAGTCATTTTCATGAATAAAACGAGACCATTTCGAATTTACCTGCATGCTTTAAGTTTTTTGCCTATAGTTCTAAAGCCATGGCAAAGAGGTTTGAGCGCCTTTCGCATATCAACTAAATTCATTGGTGCAACCCAGATCATGTTCTCTTGAACTTGAATATGTGGATAATATTCCACATCTACACCATATAATACGCCAATTTGCTGTCCTTTTGTATTATAAATCACAGAACCAGAGCATCCAAACCACCCATAAGTCTGCAAAATGATGTGCTTTCCGGGACGACTCGTACCATTTGGCTCGTATCCTGCCACCCTTCCTGCAAAAGACATAAGCTTGTGATGAGAAGGATACCCAGAATAAAATATTTCAGTTCCCACCTCTGCAACCGACTCTACTGGATTATATTTCATTGGTTCAATTTGACGAAAAGGGTTGGCTATATATAAGATTCCTATATCGTTTTCAGGATCGGAGTAGATTAGCACTCCAACATGAGATTCTTCTTTGTGAGAGGTCAGATATGTGGTTCCCAGTCGCCCGCTAACCACGTGCTGAGCAGTTATAACCAAATGCACATCTTTATATTTAATATACGATCCGGATCCATGACCACCAGCAAACGGCACTGTAACTCGAACTGCCGCGGACCGCACCTTTTTCTCAACCGAAGAGGCCGCCGCTTCCATATGATCGACTGGCAGGCTAACGTGTGGAGATTCAGCCAAAGATGTCGTAGACAACAACATTAGCAGCAATAACTTCAAATATTTCATTTAAATCAACTCCCGGAGTCTCCTGACTCATAATATCTATATCCGATTTCTACTAAAGTGCTTCCGGAGGGAATAGTGTGGAAATAAACTGTATTATCTGACTCGGAATATGACCACGATGTCATCCCTGGATCAACCAATGCCCCATTCATAAATACGCGCACTGAATCAGCCACCGCGGTGTGTGTGAGCACCCATAATTCGTGGGGTTCAATTGATGCCGCGGCGTCAGCAACGCCCGCGGTCCAGTCATCGGCACAGATATCAATAATGTTTCCACCGAATGAATTGGTGGCATCCATATAGCGAGTTCCAACATCAATGGGGCTCACAAATGTGCACAAAGACTCAGCTGTGTCGTGATTGACAATACTAGCTAAAAATACTGAACCCCCACGCAGGCTACCATACCAAGATACGAAATCTACCCAGTCTGAAAAATGGTCATTACTCTGTTCTTGCTCATCCGAGACAAAAACTACCAGCAAACCTGCGTCCGGACGCATCCACGTACCGGCATATGGATTGGTTATAATATATTCATAAGTGGCATCAAACCCTTCCTCCATGCCGCCTCGTCCCATCGCCGCATACATCGCCTCCGCGTCTAATATATCATCACCCGGCACAAGTGGAAACTGGTTTTCAGCGACGGCGCGCATAGGGTCATTGGACATCATCACCAAGCGCCAGCTAGTTGGTGGAAGAGCCGTTAACATGGTTTCTATTCCCAATAGCAATTGCGCATCAAATCGATACATCGAACCCGAGGTGTCAATAACCCATAAAATATCGATTCCATCCACGGTGTTGGGCTGAGTGAAAGAATCTACCCATATAAGTCCGGGATCATCTTCTGCCGTGTCTCCAATATAGACAGGGATCTCTACTTCAATATAAACCGGAACTTCTACCTCTTCCGTAACTGTTTCTGTAACTGTTTCTGTAACTGTTTCAGTTTCGGTTATGTATACATATTCGGTCTTTCCACCAGTTACTATGCCATAATCTGTTACACAACTTAGGGAACACATAATAGCTAGTATTAAGTTTTTCAATTTGGGGCCCGCCTATTACTAACTATGTTGGATTTTCGTTTGTTCCACTTAATAACACAAAACTAAGCAAAATCATATTGACGATAGATAAAATTTGGAGCCCGGGCAAATTCTCAATGCTAGCAAAAAGGAGCAACCCAATATTTACGAACCACGCACTATAACATGACATAAGGTATATTCGTTTCAATGTTTGTAATAAGTGCCCCACATATTAACTATGTGGAAGAAGAAATTAACTCGATGTCATATCCATAGTAATTCCGAACATCCCCCAGCTTCATATCAAAAACAGGTACCTCGGAAAAAATTTTTATTTGTTTTTCGCTCTCGGTAGGATATTTTAAGACGATACCAACAGATTCATGATCGCGACCGTTCCAGAGAGAGCTTTTTATTTTTACCAGATCACCCGGGCTCCACGTCCGAGAATATATTTTTATTGTATTTTCCAAAGCGCAAATTTTTTATTTTTTCCTAAAATTTTTCTCAACGAGTGTGAAGATTATAAAACCCAACGAGAATAGAAAGTTTAAGACCCTCTTCTTCAATCCATATCGGGTTGATGACTTCTACCGGATCTTTAGAGTGCATGTCGCTTGACCACTTAACATTCCAAAAATAAACGTCATCGCTAGCTATCGATATTCTCCGATCATGACTTAACAATAAGCCAATTTGACCGGTCACAGAGTCGATAATCATATCGCCGGCATTCAATTTAACGTCTTTCGTGTAATCGCGCAAGCTATTCCGGAACATATACTAAGTATTTCTAAACAGTATCAATCGCCCTTCTTCAATCATATTAAGGAGTCCACTTTCGGTATACAGAGAGTAGCCCTCCGAGATCCAAAAGATATCCCAAACCCACAACTCAAACAGGCTTTCATAGCTAATAGTGGTACTACCATTCTTGCGGCGCAATAGGACACCAACATCGCTTAATTGCGTATCATATACGATATCACCGATAGTTAATTTAATTAATGCGCCCACACACTAACTATGCAATTAAATTTTTAGCCAACCTATGCGTTGCTTTTTACATTCGTGAAGTTGTTCAATAAGCGGCTTGTCTTCATTAGATACCTTGCATTGCGCGCGCCCAATAAAGGGTCCCAACGGCTCTGTGGGAACATATGGAGCAATTGCATCATCATATAATCCCAGAAGAGGCGCCGGCGCAAATCTTTCAGTTAATCGATCTAATTGGGTGTGGCCACCAACGAGCACCATGAATGCGCTCATAATTGTTATTTGTTTCATTTGTTATACTGTTATACGGTCTATCATATATGGATGATGCACAGACATGTCTCTATACAGTCTCTTAAGCACCTTCTTTACTATGTCACCTATATCCTTCTTAGTGTCGGTTTTGTTTAATAATTTCTCAAGTTCGTCGCGTATCATCGCCTTTGTGTCACGACTTTTAAGCTTTTTGTCAAGCTCTTTGGCTATCATAGCCTTAATCTCTTTTTTATCTGTACTAGTAATCTCTTCTAGTATAATAGAGTGAAGTCTGGTTGGTGTAATATTCATAGTGTTTGCTAGCTGCTAGTAAATAGTTTATTTTTTTGGTTCTGCCCTTGATAAATGACTCGCGACGGTTTCTATCGCTTTATAAACGTTTAATCTGCCGATCGTATGCATCCACGATCTTTCTTGATAACTATATGCCGGACTAATCCACCATATCTTTGCCATATTCATTTGTATCTCTTCTCCCTCATCATACAACTCAACGACGATAGCCACGCCCCCATGGCACGTGCACGTTACTAAGTCGCCTACCCTAAGATTGTGCTTGGGTGGCTGTTCGAAGAAATCCTTCATGCGTTCCCATC